ATGACAGAATTTCAGCACTTATATCTAGGGCAAATATGCGGATGGAAGAATAGTTCACACGAACTTATTTTACCAAAAGAGTTTTAAACTTATCGGTTTGCAGAAAGGCGATTACTTCTTGATCGTCATATGCATTCCGTCTGTTGTGGGTCTTGCGACTTATCTTAAACTCCGCCGTCTTCATGGCATCATCAAGGTTGGTATACGCGATGAAGTCATTCCATTCGACAACAAACAAGCATGGTAACTTGGTGATCCCGCTCATGGAATGCCAAGCTACCAGCTTTGTCATTGATATGATAACCGTCTTATAGTCATTCATTAGGTGAGTTCTGCGTCTAAACTCTAAGAACGCAACAGGTGTGTCATCCCGATATGCAATGAAGTCAAACTGAGATAGCTTCTTCTGGCGTAGCATATTGCACTTCCACTTTTCCGCAAGGAAGTTTGCCAGCCTCTGTTCGTTATCGTGGTCTTCTTCATTCTCATATATCGGCTTATGATCTGTCATTAGCTTTGCCTTCAATCCACTTCTGGATTTCAATTTCAGACCAGCGTTGTGTTCTCTCTCCCAGCATGATTGGTTTTGGAAAGTCCGTGGTTCTTTTAAGCATTCTTAAAAAACCTTGGTAGCTAAAGCTTAATAGATCAGCCACTTCTTTTGCTGAAAGCAATTTCTTATCGACCATCTTATCCTCTTTTCCATGCCTTAAAGTCATCACGCAATATTACAAACTTGTCACGCGCTGAAACATTGTCCCGAAACTCAGTTCGGCTTTTGATGTTGCAGTAGTTCCTAACGCCTTCGATGCAGTACATTTCCATTTGTATTGGAATGGTACTGTGTCTTACCATATCATTCTCAAACATGTACGAAAAGAAGTCTTCATTGCGGCACAAGAGACCACATGACGCAATAAGTCGCTCTATGATAACCTGATCTTCCCTAGTATCTGGCATGTCTTCATCGTTCAGTTTGACCATAGCTACCATGTAGCGTGTGCCAACCCAATCAGTATGCAACTCTTTCGGGCAGTCATTAGGATGCACGTTCAGCCTAAGTATGATGCCATTCTTATCTTGGTTCATTGAGACCTTTACGGCCTCAAAGCTAAGAGCGTTCTGCCTTATATCATCTGACATGACTATCTACCCATATTTGGTAACGCCGCGCCGACTTGGTGTCGGCGCTGGCTTAAGTTCTTTTTTATCTTTTACTGGAATCCAGTTGTTATCCTTCATTGGGTTGCCAACTTTACCCCATTGCTTGTGCATTCTAGCGTTTTCACGATAAGCGAACTCTGAAAGATGCGCCCTGTAAAGGTCTTCGTATGCTTCTGTAGTGGTTTTATCAGCCACCGCGACCACCAAAAAGCATCTGGAAAACAGTCCTTGGTTTCTGGATAACTGGTTGAGGCTCTGGCTTGTATGAATTTGTAATCTGGTAAACCCTAACTGTTGTTATACCAAACTCTTTTGCTATTTCCTTAACGTCCACGCCCTGCTGTCGAAGATTGTAGATGTCTTTATTTCTACGGGCGGTTTCTATTTGTGTATCAGTCATTTTATTTCTCCTTCAAATTGCTAGTTTTTGTTGGTGCGGTGCATCAGCGCGTAGGTCTTCAACAACACGCTCAAGCGCAGACATATCGATGCCTATCTTTTCGGCACAACCACGGTATCTTTCGATCCATGACGATAGGGCTGTGGCACCCTGTCTGCGTAGCTCAGTCTGGTTGCCTTCATCGTCGGGATCAAAGCGATGGTATCCACCACCGTCTTTACGCCCAGCAACAGGAGAGAAGTACGCAGGGTATTCACGGACATTGATTGAGATGACTGAGGATTCAACGCTGCTCTCAGTGGCTACAATACGCAATCCGCTTGCCATGTTCCGCGCAAGATCAATGCGGTATTGACGCGCAGCTTCTGCATCATCAAGACCATAGAATAGATTGTACGCTTCATGCTCTGGTTGGCCCGAAAGCCAATCAACAAACTCCGCAGGAATAAACATGTTCCTACCTGTATTACTTAGGTATCCGTCAATAATCCTTTGACGATCCTTCTTTGCAAATTTAGACATTCCATTTCCTTTCTTTGTTTAATTTAATAACTCACCCTGCCATACCTAACCTAATCGAACCAACCCAAGACCGCCTAGCCAAACCTCCCCAAACCAAACCTCACCAAGACCGCCGAACCACGCCTGACCATACCGCGCCCCGCCTCACCTTAACCGCCATGCCTTGCCGCGCCTGACCCAACCCCGCCATGACCGCCTTGCCTTGCCATCCCTAACCTCGCCCTGACCGCCTAACCTCGCCCCGACATGCCTGACCTCACCGAACCATACCTAGACCGCCAAACCGCGCCTCGCCTGACCATACCGCGCCCCGCCACACCACGACCGCCTTGCCGAAACTCGCCGCGCCATGCCCAACCTTACCTTGACCGCCTTGACCAGCCCAACCATGCCGGACCTTACCTCGCCTCACCATACCCTGACCGCCCTGCCAAACCTCGCCGCACCGAACCTAAACGTGACCGCCTTGACCTACCTCGCCATGCCATCCCTAACCTCACCAAGACCGCGTTACCACGCCAGACCTCTCCTCACCAAAACCTCCCGTCCATGACCGCCTTGACAGACCATGCCTAACCTAACCCTACCTAGACCGCCAAACCGCGCCTAGCCTAACCATACCGCGCCTTGCCTCGCCGTGACCGCCTTGACCTACCTCGCCTTGCCATTCCCCGCCTGACCTTGACCGCCTTGACCAAAAGTTCATGTGAACTTTGATGGGGCATTGCTGCCCCACCACTTAATATTCATCGGGTGATACTGGTGGAACACAGTGAGCAGGTTTCCACCCTCTAGTTGCATGTAGTTGAAGCCTTAACCCGTTAACTTCTTTGAACATATTCAGCCTTCTAGTGGCTGGTTCTGTTCTATATTTTTTAGGAATAAGATAAGTGTACTTATTTGGTCCGTCATTTTCGACCACTATCGTTACTCCATTTCCATTAATACGGCCACCTATCGGCATTATGCTGCCCTTCTCGTGCGTTCGCCCATCAAGAACTCCATGAGTTCGTCTGTTTGACTGTCAGCATATGTTGGATTTTCCATAGCACACTTCTGCTTATCCATTCCCATAGATGTGATGTCATCCCAGACTTCTTGAGCATCGCCCATGTCTTCAGAACTTGTCACTGAGAATGTGCCGAATGAGCCACGGCCCTTCTCCTGCCTGAAGTCACCAATCCCAACAATGCGGCCAGCATTAGTTAGAAGAGACGCTATTGAATAAGCAGACAGGGTTGGGGTTATGTATGCAATGCTGACCTCTGCACACCAACGTGGAAGATATGCGCGTGTTCTCACATCTGGAGTTTTGTTCATATCAGCCGAACGAACAATATCCATTTTCAAAAAAGGTGTACCCCATATTTGAACATGAGTTTCTGGCAAGAATATCAAACGCTGAACGCTTGATTTTGTGATGCCAATAGTCTCAAGAGCGGCTGTAGCCATAGCGCCCTTAACACCGGGGGCAGGGAAGCATAGATAAGTGTCTCCATGATCTTTTGTGTATACGCTATCCCGAAACTCTTCTTCAGGATTGTGTTTGATGTTTTGCTTTTCAGCGGATGTTTTCTTTCCGCCCCCTATCAGCAAGCTTCGCATTGCTTTAGCACTCATGCTGTTGAAATAAAGGGGTGTCTCACCAATCATACGCAGTTTAATGCGGCCCTGTTTTAGAGCATCGATTTGTAGCGTTATGTTTTCTATTTTAGTTGACATTTTTATAATCCTTGTTTGTTTGTTTACCGTATGTTTCCCAGTTGAACTTAGCCCAAGCTAAAGGCTCAATCCCTTGTAAGTCCCACCAAGTCACCTCATCCCCGTAGTGGTGGAGTTCCATGTGACATTTGTGGCATAGTGGCACCGTCCAGTTGTCGCCCACCTTCATGGATATGCCATGTTCTTGAGCGTGGTTTAGATGGTGCGCCTCGCCAACTTTATAGCAGACGAGACAAGGCTTTCCCCTAACAGTATTCAGATACCTTTGGTCTCTGATATATTCTGTCTTGGGGATCAGCATTAAAATGGAATCTCGTCATCCATTTCGAACGAGTTAGCGGCAGGACTAGATGGCGGTGCGTTACGAGGCACATAGTCATCTGGTTTTTTCCAAGGCTTGCTTGCCGCCACAGACAAGAACTTAGAGCCGTCCTTGCTTGATGTCTTTTTCCACACAGCCAACTCAACAACGGGATATTCAACTCCCTCTGATACTTGCTCTTGGATGTTTGCCACGATCTCCGATGTCAGGAATACCTTCCCAGTAAGATCTGGGTGTGTATCTGATTTCTTAAATCGGTTAGTACCAATGCTACCGCGTGGTGTGAACTTTTGATCAGCCATTTCTATCTCCTATTTCAACTCTTGTTTACGAGCAGCGAATGCGCCCATAACTTCTTCATGTAATTTCTTGTTGTTCGCAGAGAGGTAAGCGATGGCCACCTTGTTCTGCGCGTAGAACTTCTGCAACGATGCCATCTCAACACATTCTGGGATGAATACCCGAAACACTTCAGCCACAGCATCAGGGCCATCGTTTCCAGTGACCGCACCATCTGGTTTGGTTACAATAATGTTAGGACTTCCAGAAACAGCCGCTACAGGGGCTGTGACCGCTACAGGCTGTGCTACAGCGGCAACAGGCTTAGAGGGCTTCTCTGGCGCTTCTGCTGCGTCCTGCGGCAAATCCTCACCAGCATATATGTAATGCCCTAGACCCAAGTAAGCTATGGCTTTGGTTAGGCAACGCTGCAATGCGTTGTTAACTGAGAAGCTGTCTGGGTTCTGGATCGCCTTATTGCGATGGTCAAGAACTGGCAGGAACTCAGTGACAGTAGGCTCACCCTCTCCAAGCTCAACCGTAACCCGAACAAAGCAGAAGCCGTTGTGGTCAACGAAGTACGGCATCCCCGTTTGAGGGCTGTGGTGTTTGGTGAATGTTGCATTGGGGTATTCATTCTTTAGGATGCCCCAAGCCCAAGCCCACGAAAGATATGTGAGGTTGTTCTTCTTTTCGACATGCTGAGACACATCGATCTTAGACAGAAGTTCCCATGAACTTTTTTTAGTTGTCATTCTATAGCTCCTTCAACACTTTTTCTGTGGCGAATTGTGTGCAGTACTCTGAGACAGAGCAGTAGTCACCTTCGCATCTTGTGTACTCACCCTTACGGGTTTCTATGAACAGGGCATCACTGTTCATGCCGCTATCCTTTAGGTACTGGATAGCATCATTGTGCTGATCGAATAGCTTCACAGCACGTTTCTGATTCTTCTTCATAACAGCAAAGACATCCTTCTTTGCCCAACGCTCATAGTCATCGCATTCGACTTCAGCTTCCTCAAAGTCCCACATAACCTGTGCGTCTTGATGGACATTAATCCGATCCCGAATGTAAGTATGTGCCATAGCCTCATCCCACAAAGGTAGGTCTATGATTGCAACGGGCGCATTTGGATACTCTGGTTTAAACTGTGCCTCACGACGAGACCAATCGCGGATGATGGCGCAGATACGAATGCCACCAATTTCTAATCCCTTAGTCTCACGCACCATTTGTGCGTAGATGTTTTGTTGCAGTTCCCACTCACGCTTAGTGCCAAGCAGAACAGACCACACAGAAGTTACTTTATAATCCGTGATGTAAACCTTGCCGTCTATGATCTCTTGGTGATCAATAGCGCCAGATAGTTTCCAGCCATCAACTTCCATAAACAGGCGTTCTTCCATCGTCACGGCGTGTGATGCGTTGGTTGACTCAAGGACATGATGCACAGCGGTGCCGAACAATGACCACACGCGGTCACTTACATCAGTCTCCATTTCGTCAGCTTTATCATTACGCAAAAGACGAACCCGTGGGCTATCAATAAGTTGCGTAACACTTATGTCAGCATCGCCACGGCTGTACTTGTCAGCGCGAACAAAGTTAACAAAGCTTTCTGGTAAATTATGGTTGTTTGTAAATTTCATTTGCTTTCTCCGTAGGGTATGTTTAATACATGGATCACTGGGTGTCAATAGCCTTCATTAAGAATAAATAAGGATTAATAAAATATGGATAAGAAAGCAGATGTAGTGCCGTATGATGTTACGTTTACTATATATGGTGAGCCAGCTTCTAAGGCTAACTCAAGACGGCTTGTTTCATTTGGTCAGCGAATCGCATCAATCAAATCAAAGAAGGCGTTATCTTATCAGGACGCATTCAGGATGCAGTGCCGAACCCAAGTCAACATGATGACGAGTGCCGATGTCAAAGTTGAAATGCTAATCCTTTATGCGTCAAGACGACCAGACTTGGATGAAAGTCTTATCCTAGACTGTATGCAGGACATCGTCTACCTCAACGACAGACAAGTGAAACAAAAAAATATCTACTGGGGATTAAGCAAGGATCACCCCAGAACAATCATCAGGGTATCGAACCTAAACTCAGATGAAATACCAGATTATTTATTAGCTAAGATTATTAAGTTCACTGATTAGTTAACTTAAGTATATATATATATATATATTACATAAGATACTAAGTAACTTAAGTCACTTAAGTAACTTAAGTAGAAAAACAGAATAGTTGACCGTCAGAGATGGCTAAGTTAACATCACCAAGTTGAAGCATTGGAGAAGGCCGTGGGGATCGAACATCAGGTTCGCGGCGAGGCATACCGATTAGGACAAGGCCAATATAAAATAATTTGTCCTAACTGTGGCCCTGACCGCAAGAAGCGGAAAGAGAAAACTCTTTCCTTAAGCATTGAAGCAGATCGTATTCTTTTTAATTGTTGGCACTGTGATTCCAAAGGGATTGTGCCTCTTGAAGAAATACGTCCAATAAGCAGGAGAGAAATCGTGGCAGTAGCGCAAAAGCGTGATTGGTCTGATCTTTCAGATCAAGCAATGACCTTTTTAACATCAAGAAAAATAAGCAAACAAACCGCCGAAAAGCTTAGGATTAAATCGGCAATGAATTATATTCAGGCACTTGGTAAAGAGGTGGAGTGCGTTGTATTCCCCTACATGAACCAAGGCCAAGAGTACGCAGCAAAGATCAGATCAGTTGATGGTAAAGGCTTTGCTTGCAACGGCGCACCGCAGTCATTCTTTAACATTCAGAACGTGGCACCCAATGATTGGATGATCATAGTTGAAGGCGAGATGGATTGTGCGGCACTCGTTGAGGTCGGGTACGAGAGCGTAGTTTCCATACCAAACGGCGCACCCATGAAGGTGATAGACGGGAAGATTGACCCGAAGGAAGATAATAAGTTTCGCTTCATATGGGATGCAAAAAAGCAGATCGACTTAGCGTCTCGCATTGTTATCTGCACAGATTCCGATGTGGCAGGACAGGCTGCAGCGGAAGAGATAGCACGGCGTATCGGCAAGGATCGTTGCTGGATCGTTGAATACCCAGAGGGATGTAAGGACGCTAACGATGTCCTCATGAAGCATGGCAAGGATGCCATCGATGATATGATGGCCAACTGCAAACCTTGGCCGATCTCAGGACTATACGAAAGTAGCCACTTCTTTGATCAACTGGACGAGATCTATGACAAAGGTATGGGGCGTGGCGAAAGCACTGGCTACGCGAATGTGGACGATCTGTTCACCATTGCAGAGGGGCAGCTTTCCGTTGTCACTGGCCACCCATCCTCTGGCAAGTCAGAGTTCGTTGACCAACTGATGGTGAACCTAGCGCAGTCACGCGGATGGAAGTTTGCTGTCTGTTCGTTTGAGAACGAGCCAAGACTGCACATCGCAAAGCTAATATCAAAGCACCTTAAGAAGCCATTCTTTGATGGGCCAACCCAACGTATGTCCAAGGCAGACCTTGAGGTCGGCAAGCAATTTGTTCACGAGAACTTTTCTTTTTTATACCAAGCCGACGGTTCGCTCTCAACACTTGATAGTATACTAGAGCGCCTAAAGATCGCGGTGATGCGTCATGGTGTGAGGGGCTGCGTGATTGACCCGTACAACTACATCTCAAAGCCAAACGATGTGGCTGAGACAGAGTGGATCAGCGTTATGCTGTCACAGGTTCGCCTATTCGCTCAGGCACACGGTCTACACATCTGGTTCGTTGCTCATCCTACAAAAATGCTAAGGGGTGCTGACGGCTCTGTACCGCCGCCTAAAGGCTATGACATATCTGGGTCGGCTGCTTGGTTCGCTAAGGCTGACCTTGGCATTACTGTCCACAGGCCAGACCCAGCGAGATCTCCCGTATCGGAAATCATCTGCTGGAAGTGCCGCTTCTCATGGATTGGTAAACAGGGGCAGACACCGCTGGTCTTTAACACTATAACCTCTAGCTACAGCGAGACCTCTGAGGATAATTACACTGATATCATCCCAGACGCATTGGCAGATGATTGGGTGTGAAGGAACAAAATGGAAGTTCAGATAGATCTAGAGGATTACATAGCAAGCAAGAGGTACTTCATAACCGTAAGGGAAGGGCCAGTGATGCATATATTTGATAATGGCAATGAGGTTGCTACGATCAAGCTTACTCATAATGAGGCAGTCGTACTATGCAGCGGCCTGTTGCGTGAAATGCCAAGACTATAGGTGGTGCCGAAAAGAAACACTTGCACAACATGGTGTAAATAAACTTGCAAAGGTTTTTTTATGGTGGTAATAGGTGTTTGGGAACCTGCATCCCGTTCACTGCTTCAACACTGAACTAAGGGAGCGCCTAGTGCGTTCCCTTTTTTTATTGCTTATTGGTTCTTCTGGTTTGAACACAGATAGCCACAAAGTGTGCTTGCTTCTTAAGTTCAATCAAAGCTTCCATACACTCAGCCTTATCTTCAAACAGGCCGATCTCTTTATTAACAAACAATATTAGAAGTATTGTCCACATTTTTGGTTTTTAATTCTATTAAGCTGTTGAATTTAAATAGTATTATATAAAGCCAGCTATTCCCGTAATGGTACTATACCTTCTCTAGGTTTATTCTTGTTCGAAATCGTTTTCTAGCACCCGTATGAGGTAGTCTGTTTTAAGGGAGTAGTACTGTGCCGATGGGGATGATGACCCAGCATCAAATACATTCGCACAAGCCAGCGTACCGTTTGCGTGTAGATGTTCAAGATTATAACAAATCTTTTTGTATATATCATTTTCAACTGTCTCAAACCTCTTCAGGTATGCGCCATGTATATGCTCTGGCCTTAAGACAATGCACTCATCCTCAAACTCATGGCTATCAGATAATATGTCTATGATGGTGGCCTGTAGGTCTTCATCAATATCAAACCTACTATTAACCATGACCTTTATGGCTCTGTACCTAACCTTGTCTGTCTTGTCTTCAAAGTTAAGAATGGCTGTCGCTGTGAACTTATCGCCAATATCTAGGTTACATGATTGCACTATTGTCTTGGGGATAAAGATTGAGGTGCTATTGCCGACTGCGCCAAAAGCGCAGCCGCTAGTTGCTACGTTGTAGACAATGCCATGCAGCATTATTATTTCTTCAAGGTTGTTTGCTTGCATTTTTTAAAAAGTTCTTGAGAACTAATTCTCCGTTATATTATTATTTCTTTTATATTCATTAAGTTTATGGTCAGCAATGTCAAGCCTAACACGATTTGAATTACTCGCATCGTTTAGATGCATCATGTAAGCTTCATTCCGATCCTTAAAGAGTTTTGCGTACTCTGATATGTGGATCAATGGGTACACTGTGATGAAGCCATCGTCTTCAATCTCTTGTTCTTTCATGGTTATCTCCTAATGTATGGTTTCTCCGTATCCTGCAATCGACATCTCACCCCGCGCAACCCTTAGCGCGTATATGAGTTCAATAGTACACTCAGACGTTCCTGCAATGTCCTCAAATGACATGTTGTAGCAGTCTGCTATCACTGCATACATGTGTACGATATCGGCCCTGTCAGCCCTCTTTGGCAGGGCGTTAATTAACTTCTGTCTTGCCTTATCACTCTTCATCATCAATCCCCATCAATGCTTTATCAGCAACCATGCTATACCACTGAGCGCCGTCACTAATATCTGCAACCCTTTGGATATCCTCAAGGGCATTCCGAAGTCTGCTGATCTCTTTCTCAAGATCCTCTACAGATCGTACCATATTTTTATTGGGTGTTGGCACTGTTTCTGACATGGTAGATACCTTTCTGGATTCTGGACTTTATAGTGTTGATATGTATACCTGTTTGTCTAGAGGCTTCACGCAATGATCTGTATATCGTTCCCTTGATTTCAACCCTTTGTTTCTGCTGCTTGCCAATGTTTTTTAAATTAACCTTCCCGCCTTCAATCCTGCGAGATACGGTTGCTTCGCTAAGACCAAGAGCTTTAGCTGCTGCTACTTGGGATGGGTAAGTTACACCCTTTACTTTTATTTCATTCGTCATTTTGTTTTCTCCATTTTATTGATTTCCATTTACATATTAAAGACTTATCAAGCACCATTAAGAAACGATGCTTACGGCTGCGTGGTCTCCACTCACCTTCTAGGCCCTTAACCTTACCACGGGAATGCTTCTTAAACTCCCCGTCACCTTGCTTAATCCAGAAGTCTTTCTTCTCGTCTGCGAACCCGTAGTAGGTGAAGTTGCTTGCGGCATAGATCACGCCAGTGTGATGATCACCATCCGCATATGACAGCACGGCCCTAGTAGGTTCGCATTGTTTCAATTGTTTTATGGCACGAGCCATGAACCATGTAGCTAGATTATGTTCTCCTTGCTGATGTTCGGGTGCCAACACAAATCGGCTGAGTTCCCAAAGTCCGTCCTGATCATCGCGGTTAAGACCAAAGCACCCATATGACAGTTCTGGCACTGGGAACCCTGTAAATATACACGCCCCGACAGGCTCATCATTATGAAATAGCGCAACATTAAAGCCGCTCTTAAAATTGAACGAGTGATGCACCAGCCCCTCATCTTGGAATAGACCGAAGGGCTTGACCTCATTCTTGGATAGATAGTGGAACCTATCCAAGATCAAAGTGATTTCCTTTTTTTGGCACTGCCGTATTGTATAATTTGATTTCATAACTTTCTCATTGGTATTAAAGAGTCATGTAATAATTGCAGATCTTTAAGAACAACTCCAACATATGATGCAAAGTTTATATCAGGTGGCTTGGAACCCCAAAGCCATTTTATGACATCAAGTCCCATAAACTCACACATATCTGCCATCTTTCCCAAGGGCTGTTTGTCAGCCAATGCTAGATTAAGTGCGTAATTAAACGGGCGGCTGTGATGTGATATAATGTTTCCCTTTTGTCTCTCACGGTGCAACACATTTCCGACAGCACGGTATGATGCGCCAACAATCTTTGCGATAGCTATGTTTGATCTTCCTGCGGTTTTTAACATGCATATCTTTTTATCCCGAAGTGCATATTCTTTTGGTCTCATTGCACCTCACCTTTCTCAATCCAAGCTGGCCTTGGCTTTGGTCTTTGGCTGGTAGGTAGGCCCAAGCTAGGGATGTCGCTCTTTTTACATTGAGCCATGCTGTTTCTAAAGTACTTCTCAACATGGTCATGGTATATGGCCTTAGATGCCGCGCCACACGCGGTCATGGACGGGAATAACAATCGGCTCTGCATCTCCTGACCATCGATAAACACCGTTAAGACTAAGACTGTCCAATATGTCATTCTGCATCTCCATTTTGTTTGGAATAGCCAAACTCTAGTTTTTCCCACTCACCAATGAAGTCACTGATCCAAGCTTGCTGTTCGCTGGTCAAGCCCCCCTCAAATAAAACCGACATAGCGTCTTTACTTAAGGGTATCCCGTTTGCTTTTTTCCATGTGTCGTACCTATCGATTAGGTTACGTTCTTGTTCCATAAGGTTTTTTGGCTCACGAGAAGATGATAGTATTTCTTCATCTGCATAGACCTCACCAAGGCCATCACAATTTTCACAGTCAGACCAATAGGACTCAAAGCCGCCTATATCGTCTTGAAATGAGCGAGGAACCCAACGCTCATATTCTACTTGGCACTCACCCCTGCATTCTGGGCATATATCTGATTTCCGCATGATTGCTCCAATCTAAAAAGTTTGCGTGAACTTTTATAAGTTATTAAACACGGCAGTTCTTGTACGTCTCTTAAGGAGAGACACACCCCTGTTAAAGTCTTCATGGAATACTGGGGAAACAGTGCCGAAACGTGGCTTAAAAATGTACCCAGTAAAAGTTTTTGGACTTCTGCCAACCTTTACGCAAGTTGCCTCAAACAGATCAACGTCATATTCATTCTCTAAATATGCTGAAGACTTGCGCTTGGCACATGCCGTAAAAAGTACGTCCTTGCCAGATGACACCATATCAATACCTCGTTTAAATACGGTCTCATTCCAATGATACTGCACCGTTATAGTGTTGGCATTATACCCAAGCAATATTCCGCAAGCTAAACCATGTCCTGCATTTCTTTTAATAATGTCGAACCTAGAGTTTACGCTTGAATTTTTAACGACCAAGCTTTTCTGTGTATTGGCTTTTGTCTCCGAAATCATCCTATCGACAACGGTTTTATACTCGTCAGGCTTTATCATAGCCCTGTATTTTTGGATGTGTTGTCTAAGCTGCGCCATGTACTCAACGATATATTCTGATGGGTTGTTAACGCTATAGCGGTGATCATACTGGCTTGAATCCATAAGATCTGTTCGCCCAACATCTATAATGTTTAGACGCGCAACCTTCTTGCTTTGGTATACGTTTATGATGTCAAACTGACATGGATCTATGACCCACTTATCCACCATGCGCTGCAACTCTGAGCGCATGGCGTTTATTGATTTATAAACATTGATTGGTGTTGATTCGACTAATGGTGTTTTAAACATTTTGAACTCCTATGATTTAATGTGAGCGATTTCGCCATATGGCGCTGTCTCAGTAGAGTTAACGGGTGCCACCCAAAGCATTGGGTACACTGGTGGATTACTTGGCCAGTCCCAGATCTCAAGATCTGTAAGACCTATGAAGTGATCGACCTCAAGCTGATTGTCTTCGATATATTTAAAGACAGGCGCTACGTTAGTACCACCACGACTGTTGACCTTAAACGCTTCGATAGGCTGCGACTGATCGAACGTCTGCACACTGTTCACATGGGTATCGCATGTGATCACCGTGATTGACTTAGGGTTAAGATCGTTCAGCATATTGTTGATGCCGCCAAGGAACATTGAGTGCATCTTGTCGGTGACTGATGCACTGCTATCCAAGTACACAACGACATTACCTATGCCGCGATTTTCCACAGTCGGTATGTACATATCGTCTTGGTAATAGAACTTACGGTTGATACGGCGCATGCTGTATTCGTCTGGGTTATCACCGCCAACAAGACGGCGCATCTTTTCTTCCCAATCGACTTGGCCATTCTCCATGATCTTTACCATGCTTTTCGCAAAGTCTGGCACCTCACCACGGTTTGCGGCTTGGGTCACGGCTGTCGCAACCATCTGATCAATACGGGCCTCTGCCTCTTGATCTTCTGCCGCAGTCTCACCAGCATCTTCAAACTGGCCCCACTCAGGTGGTTCTTCACCATCTGGGATCAGGTTATAGATTTTCTCAGCGGCCATGTTTTCATATTGGATGTCGAACAAGGCACCCTCTGGCAGAACAAATCCCTCTTTCTTTAAGATAGGATTGACCGCGTAGTCACACGCAACATTCCACTTTTTGGGGTCTCTTTCGCCACGGCGCGTAGTGTGCTTAAGCACAACGTGCATGACCTCATGGGCAAGAACTCCAAGGGCCTCGTCTTCTGAAATGCTATCAACAAACGGGCCGCTCCACTTAATCCAATCTGAATTGGTACACATGGTGCAGATCTTGTCATCACGATGGAGTTTTGATTGAAGAAGGCAGCTTCCAAAAAATGGGTAGTCGCGCATCATCCTGTATGAGCAGCGTGATATTTTCAAAGTTGATTCCATTGTTTACCTCAAAAGTTTGCGTGAACTTTTCTGCCAGAAGTCACCCGCTGGCAGAAAAGATGATAGTTTAAAGGAGAAGATCTTTGCCGCCTTTGAGCGCCCACTGGCGCAGAGCATCAACCTTCTTAAGATCAGGATCACGCACCCATGCGTCCTTGACCACAAAGGCCGCGAACTCTTCTTGTTGGATACGCCCGACATATTGCATCACAGCGGCTGCATTGGACGCTGTCATGCGAGACCCAAGGGCCGCGCACATTGCGTAAAGCACGGCTGGGTCTGATGGCACACGCGCAGTCATGGGGTTGGCTATCGCCTCATCTGGATCTGTCATGTCAGAATAGACGCGAAGGTATCCCATGAAGTCCACACAAGCAGCACGACCAACAATCCCCGATATCATCTCCGACATTTGAAAAGATGTTAGCTTGAGCCTGAGTGCTGTTGATACAGATTCCCAAGTACGAGGGCTTGGGTTGCTGCGTTGATCAGGGTCAAACTTATGCAGCCAATCAGGGCGAAAGCGAATGAAGGCGCGGATTCTATCGTCCACACCAGCCCGTGCCATGTAGGCCGCAGTGTCTTCTACATCGGCATCAATCGTCAGGTGAACCAGCCGCTCATTGATCTGGCTTGGCATACGGTTGGTGCCAGCACGGTTGGAGATCTTGTTACCTGTCGCGATAACGAACCAGCCCTTGGGCAAGTGCCACTCACCCACACGGTGTT